AGTGCTTATGAAATTTATTAAGGATTAATTATGGCAGTTATAACAGAAGTTAGATTTAGACCAGATAGTAGCACAAGCCATGCTAACTATTCTCCATCCAGAAATCCAGACATGAGTGTTGCAGAAACAACAAAATATGATGGAATAACAGTATCTCAGTCTTATGGTGGTAAAATCTATACAAATGAACGATATGGCAAACAATTAGAGTATGAATTGTCATACACTAACTTATCAGAAGCAGATAAATCAAAACTTGAAGTTTTAGTAAATCAAGTAAAAGGTAGAAAACTTGCATTTCAATTTAGTGCAGATGGGGGGAGTAGTTATATTGATGTTAGATTTACTGCAAATGACTTAAAATTTACACAAACTGCTTATTCTATATATTCTGTTAGCTTTAATATAAGGCAAGAGATATAACAGAACGCATTAAAATAGCCCTAAAATCGATTATCTTTTACTAAAAGGGTAATTTGTCCTTTGGATTATTAATAGCCTCAAATTTCTTGTATTTTTCATGCAACTCTAATACTGTTGCAGCAAGATAAATACATAAGTCTAATGTTTCATCCAACGCTTCTTTTAAATTATCTCTACTGCCATCAATGGGAACATCTTGTTTATACTTAATCTGTCCTTCATTAATTTTCGATTGCAGCAAATATAGTATCTTTGTATTGTTGTCCATCTACCAATTTCTCCTCTACTATTGCTATTGTACAATGTTGTGAGCCTCCATGTCCAAAGACACACAACTCCTCTAAGTCAAATAATCTACCTCTACCCATAAAAGCAGAATGATAACCAAAACTTATAACTCTTTTAGTTAGGTTTTTTTCATGTATCAAATCTGCTATTTTTTTAAACTTGGTAGTATATCTACCTTCATACATTTCCATAGCCTTTCGATAAGCATAAGGTGGGTCAAGAAGTATGGTATCATAAAATGTGTCGCATTTTTCTATAAATTCATAGGCATCACAATATTCATCTGCTAACATATCTTCATTTAAATCAACTCTAAATTCATCTAACCTTAATTTTACTTTACCTGCAAAAAGGTTAAGAGTTTTACCTTGACATCTTGATTCAACCCAATGTCTAACTTGGTCTACTTCAAATGTATATCTATTTAATCTTGTGCTAATATATGTTGTTTTCATAATTATTTAAGGAGGCGAGTAGCCAACCCATGTATTTGCAACTAACTAAGGTAAGATTCCTTTCTTGTTAATTGTTTATATATGCCCCCTTAAAATGGTAATTCATCATCAGATAATGCTTCGTTAGTAGGTTTTGCTCCACCTTGTGGCTCATAAATTGATAACTTTAACATTATGTCGCCTTTTTTGGTTTTGTTTTTCCACAAAGAAACTCTATGAACTTTACCCTCTACATTAAAGTCTCCTTTATAGTCTGGACTTTTGTCTTTAGGGTTGTTGTGGTCTTTGTATGTATTTTTAAACAAATAGCCTACATTTTCTGGCATGTCAAACTTTTTCTTTTCGCTCATTTTTCCTCCAATATATTATTTAAGTGTTTGATTCTTTTTCCGATAAGAAATGGGATTTGTGGTACGACTCCATTTCCAAGTCCTTTAACTCTGTCGTAATATTTGTCCACTTTTTGGGATAACCCATAAGCCACTCTATCCAATCTGGATTCATTTTTAAGCCTTTCAAAGGATTTAAGTCTAAATTCTCCAAGTATTCTATTTGGTCTTTTAACATTTTGATTTGTTCTTTCTTGGGAAGTTGTTGATGTAGATACATTATCACATCTTGTAGTCTCGCTCCATAAGTCATGTGTGGCTTTGCTTTTCTTCTTATTATAAAACTTCCCCCTTTTGTTCTTTCTACTTGATTGGGAGCTGGGCTTTGAATGTTTGTTGCTACTGGTGTTGGATAACTCATTATTTCTTCTATAAACAACTTCTTCGGTAGACCATTGTTGTACAACCTCTCGTCTTTCTTCCCCAGTCTGCATCTTACTGCTGTGTATGTGTCTCTCCAATCTCTGTTTAAGGGCGTGTTGTATGTCTTGTCTATATCCGACAATCCAGAGTCTTTTTCTGATGTGTTTTGCTCCAACATCTCTTGCTGATATAATTTGCCATTCTGCATCATACCCTGCTTCGGCAAGGTCTTGCAATACTCTAACTCCTCCTTTATTAGTGAGATTTGCGACATTTTCAATAAGAATCCATTTTGGTCGTAATTCCCTAATAATTCTAAACATTTCAAACCAAAGACCACTCCTCTTTCCATCTAATCCTTCTCCTTTCCCTGCTGTAGATATATCTTGGCAAGGAAAACCTCCACTAATAATATCAACTCTTTGCAAAGAGTTTTTATTAATTCCCATAATATCTTTATAATGTTTTGCATTTGGAAACCTTTCTTTTAATAACTTATGACACCACTCATCAATTTCACATGTCCAAGATGTTTTTATACCTGCCATCTCAAAACCCAAATCTATACCACCTATACCACTAAATAAGCTGCCATGTGTCATACTGTTATTATTTTTAATATTGTTTTACCTTGTTTTAACTTAGCGTCTGATTTAGAGTTGTACGCATACTCTTGAAGTTCTTTAGATATATCATAGCCCTTTTTGTCATAATTTTGTAAATCTATTTTAATACCATCAATGGTTTGATTTTTATAAAATACATAAACATTTTGACTTGCCCTTCCTTCTAAATTAAGGTTTTTTTCTGAATAAGCATTTGCTCCAACAAGAGAAGAACTTCTTCCATAGGTATCTCCAACTCTTGCAGAGTGTATATGTCCAGATATAACAAAATCAATCTTAACATCCCTACCACTTGAATATCTACCTTTAATTTGTGTTATTGATGTTTCGTGTTTTGCTTTAATACTCCCATGTCCATGTATCATAAGTAGATTCATACCTGCTAAATTCACTACAACTTCTGTTGCATCCTTTGAGAGAATAAAATCTACATCTGTATCACGATATAAGAATCTTAAAATATTGTAAATAGTAAAGTCGTAGTTATCACTTGCAATGTAATCATCCCAACCTATCTCATCTTTTACCCTGCTTTCATTACCAGTAATACAAGCAAGAGAAACCTTAAAGTCTGTTCTGACATCTTCAACTACTTGCTTTAACAACTGCACTGATATAAATGTTGCATTAGAACGATTGGTAGATTGTGCAAACATTTCATCTAACCTTCTATCAGAGTTCATTAAGTCTCCAGTCATAGCAATTAAAACTTCTTTTACACCTATTGCTTTTAAGTAAACCTTAGCCTTTCTGATATAAGTTCTTAATCTTTTTGATGCTACTTCAAAATTATATTTATTGTTTGGTAGATTTACTTCTTCATTAAAGTGTGTATCTGATATTTGTATAACACCGACCGCCTTGCTACTTTTTGTTTTAACATGTGTCAGTTTTGGTATTGTATGTTTTTCAAGAACTTTAATTAAGTTTTTATTGTATTCTTCTAAGGCATTATCTAATCTGGCATGTTCCCTAAAAGATTTATTAGCAATTCTATTTCTATCTTGTGCATTTTGTTTTTGTTTTGCTAATCTTACATTTTCGATAATAACATCTTTATCAAGATATAAAGGGTCAGATGTGCTATAACCACAAGAATTACACTTCCATCTTTGTATTTTTTGCCCTCTGTTATGCCTAAATCCTTTTTTCTTTACATTACTACTATTACATCTTGGGCAACACACTACTTGATTCTCAAGTATTAATCCACTCATTTGTATAGTTCCCTTTCGAGTTCTGTTATCCTATCTTCTAAACCTTTATTAGCAGTTTTCAAATTTCCAATCTCCTCCTTTAACTCCTTGACTTCTGCTAAATCGCTTAGCCAATCAGTTAATTCTAATGTTGCATAGAACTTAGCATTCATTTTAAATATATTCACTGGAATTTTTGATGTATTGTCATTGTATATTTGTTTCCACCATATTGGCAAAGATAGTTTTTTAGTATTTTTTATCTCAAAATGATACTGTGCTGCAACACTATCTGGGTCAATGTCTATGATGTCTCCCTTGATAGAAAGTCCTCCCGACAAAGGTGTCCGCCTGCAATTAGTTCCTAAATATCTATTAATAGTTTTTGCAACTTCTCTTTCTGCTCTATTGCCTTTGTCTCTTGAGTTTATAGGCATCTGTAATCTCCTTCTTTTCTTTTTTTGACATCTTTACCCAATCAGTCATATTAACATAATCTGGTGGTGTCGTTCCATTTAATCTTTTTTGTTCTAAATTTTCTGCACATTTTTTCCAATACTCTTGATTTTTTTGAAAGGCGTAATCATTTTCACAACCATAATATTTTAAAGTAGTGCAAGGTATGGTATAAGGGTCGTTTAAATCTACCCTTTGACTAAAGCAACTTTCTCTTACATTAAACAAAGAAGAACTATCTGGCATAATATGTTGAGATGAATGTTCTCTTGTTAAGTTTCTAAAACTATTTAATTGTCTTGCAGTGTTAAAATAGAACTTCCTCAATCCACCTCTTCTTTGCATTATCTCATACACCCATCTTGTTTTGTATTTAGGCTTCCAATCTTTCTCATATCTACTTCCATCTATATAACTCATTTTACCTCCGAGTGTGCAACCATTTGCATATCACAACATTCTACAAACAAATCTTTATACTGTTGATTTTTTCTTTCCTTCCCACACTTGTTGCACTTATAAGTGTAAGAAATTGTCTCTTCATCAGAATCTAAGAATTTTTCATTTGCATTACGCAACCAATTTCTAAAAAAAGCATTATAGTTCTTATATCTTTTTCCATTAGCAGCTAACCAATCTCTCATCTTTTGAAACTCCAAGGCTACCTTTACCTTTGGAAACTCCTTTTGCAAATCCTCCAAGTTTACAAATATAAGATTTAATTGCTCTTTTTGTGATAAAGACTTCTTTACATTCTTATTCTTCTTATTCATTCTTATATTGTTTTCGCCAATGTTTCGTTGGTGTTTCGTTTCTGTTTCATTGGTGTGTCGCACATCTTGGTAAGTGTCGTAGTTATTGATAGTTAGGTGTGTCCATCTTTTTTCATTATGAATCGTAATCATATTATCTTTTTGAAGTTTTTGTAAAAATCTTCTAACTTTTGATGGTGTCCACTTTAACTCATAACCTAACTTCTGTAAGCTGCTTACAATTTCGCCTCTTTTTATATCAACTATCTCTGGTAAAATATCTGAATATAAAGTTTTATTGTCCTTATGATTGGCTCTTAATATAAGAAATAACCACGCCTTGAGATAATCTTCTCTTTGAAATATCCAATGATGTTTTATATCTCTATGTATTTTAATCCAACCACTCATGCCTTGCCGCTTACTCCTTCATGTGTTGAAAAGAAAGAAACTCTTGTATCTTTATAAAACTTATCTAACCATTTAAGTTCTATTTCCTCTTGCCTTTCATCATCTGTGGTTGTTAAAAATATTATAAGCAATGCAAGTTGTGTATGTACATTATTATAAGATTCAATCATCTTTTCATCGTTAGTTATTTCTGTTAAACCAATCATGGCTATAAGAAAGTTTTTGAAATACTCATATCTCTCATCTTGATTTTTCTTCCAAAAATCATCCTTATTATAAAAATCCACTTCTAATTCTTTCAACATTTAAATACCTCCAAATTCAATTAAAATTGCTATATACCAAAACAAACTTGTTGATAACATAGTTATAATTATTGCAAAATAAATCTTGTCATTTCTATGCATGTTCCAAACACTATATAATCTTTGATAATATAATTCCACTGGATTAAAAGTCATTCGTTTTGGATTCCTCTTCACACTAATCATAATGTCATATAGTTTAGACGCAGTAAAAACATTTTTGTCTTTTGCATCATAACTATAATCATTAGATTCTATTACCTTGAACTTCATTGTTCGCTCCTTTCTTTGTAGCATTCTCTCGTGGGAATGCTATATCTAAAAATCTAAATCGTCTGATTGCACTGTATAGGTTTTTTCAACCTTACCTTGTGCATCTGTATCATCAACATCACACAACCCTAACATAGCAGCAAGAGAATATCTTCTGAAATAAGTGATTGCACTACCTTGCGATTGATACATGTTTTGTCCTTGCAACTCTGCAATCGGAGATAATAATTGCGTAGCAATCCATTCTCCACTTGTGTGATAAAATATTGTTCTAACACCAATTTGATTGCTATCGCCTAATGGCATTTGACTAAAAAAGATACCGTTTTTATTTAATGGCTCTTTTACTGCATCAACTAACTTATCTAACTTTACATACTTATACTTAAATGCTTGTGTATCTTTTGTTAGATTTTCTAATTGAGATTGCACTTTAACAAGTGCTTTGATTATGTTTGTTTTTTCATCACTCTCGAAACTTGTCCACATCATTGCTTGTCCTCCTCATTTATAAGCCCATTATTATCTTTTACGAATTTACCTAAAACCATTCTAACTAACGCAGCAGTGCTACGATACTGACTTTTTGCTATTAAAGATAAGTCTGTATATAACGACTTATCAATTTGCACTCCAACTTTCTTTTCCATTGTTTCTCCTTTTATATGCCCAAAGGGAAGAGGTATTATGATAACATGTGAGTAAGATGTAAAACACCTTTGGGCAATTCTTTATTTTGATAGACTTTCTCTGATTACTTGTATCGTTCCAATCAACTTTTCCAACTTCAACCCATTAACATTACCAATATTTTTTGGCAAGTTTTTAAGTGAGTGTAAAAGTATATTGCACTCTTCCCTATCATCTAACTTTAAAACTATAACACGATTTGTATTTTTTTCCATAGTTTTTTTATTAATTTAAATACATTTTCAATCAATACAAACACTTTTTAGTTTTCAACCAAGTAGTAGGTAGCATAAGTATAACCACTGTCGTTGCTTATAAGTGTTTCATGTGTCAAAATATCATGACCTTGTTGTCGCAGGTTATATATAATAGCACTTAACCTTGTCGCATTGTATGTTTCAAATGCCTCCATTGATGTAATGCTACCATTTTCCATCAAATGATTTAACACTTTTGCAGTTTTACCATTGGCTTTCCTACTTCTACCACTTTTTAAAGTTTTTACTTCTTTCTTTTTCTTAAACCACATTTTACATTCCTCCTTCTATAATTAAATAAATAACTCCTATTACTATTATTGTAAACACATCAACTAATTCCATCTTTTTTCCTCCAACTAAGTTTACTTTCTAAAAAAATTTGTTTTATAATTGTTTCGTTTTGTGCTTGATTATAATTATCAAATGGTGTCATGCACATTTTCTTAACCATACTTTCAACTCTAATCTCATTTATATCTCTACAATGCTCTCTTGTCATTTTTTCTAACTTATTCGCAAAGTTCGCAACATTTTTTTTCATTGACATGTTTCCTCCTATTATATCCATCTGCTTTGAAATTATCTATTACCCAATCTTGATACATTACTAAATTAGGTTTGCAACAACCACAATCTTTTTCGTAAGTATAATCTTCCATAACAATATCTTCGCAATTAAGACAAATCCATTGACCCATGTGAAATACATTGACTAAATAGTCATGGTCGCCTATTTTTTTCCATTGATATTTATAACTCACAACACTCCTCCTTTTCAAAATCTGTATGTTCTTTACAATCTCCACACAATCCAAAATGCTCTCCTTGAAACTCGTGGATATTACCATAAGGTTTTGAAGTGCAACATACACTATATAATTCCCCATCTTCGCAGCAATCTGGTTTTACCGTCCAAAGTCCTGTAATATAATTCCAAACATGTGTCAAAAGTTTCATGATACCACCCAATCTTCCTTCCATCCAGAATCAATCGCACTACTAATGACTTGCGATAATGTAAGGTGTGAATTGCTCATATAATCATATAGAGTATAATCCCCACTATCTACACTTCTTTGCATTTCTTTTTTACTATCTACAAATTGTCTATCAATGTATTGGACTTCTGCAATTTTATAAACTCTAAGATATGTAATCATTGAATTGATTTGTCTATCTGAATATTTTTTACTCATACTTCCCTCTTTTCAAATAAGATTAAACCTACTTCTTGCACTTCAAATTCATCTTTATCTTCTGGCATATTACCATCTGCTATTCTTTGTTTATTATATTGTTCTAACCACTTATCAAAGTTATCTGTTGTAGTTTCATAAGTCATACTATTGTCGTAATTATAATAAACATTAAATAGTTTTATTTCTTCTGCATATTTCATTTTAACCTCCATAACCATTTGCACACTTCCCAACATAAGATAGGCAATATAATAATTAATATAAGTTCATATGATTGCAAACATGCTACATACATTATGTCTGTTTCTGCGTCATACCAATAGTGTTGCATGATTTATTCTCCTTATTTGGTTTAAATTCCTCTGCTATGCAAATGCCATCACTATTATAATAATACCATTGCACACCATCTTTTTTAAGTTCTGATTCTGATTTAACTATATCCCAATACATGTTTTCTTTCATTTTATTACCTCATAATCTAAATCATTCATTAACACTGACATACATCCATCAGAAAAAACTTCTTTGTTTATACTAACAAATTCCTCCCATTCTTTGTTAGACATATCTGAATCCACATGTTCTTTTTCATAGTATTGCCAAAGAATACATGCTTTATCCAACAAATCATGTAATTGATTAGTTTCTTTTTCGTCTAAGTTTCCTACTTTCATTTTACATCCTCCCTAAAATATGTTTTATTTTGGAATTTAATCTTAAATAGTGTTTCCATGTTTATAACACGATAAGCACTTTTTTGAAAATCAAATACCAATTGATATGGATTATCTTTTTTTAATGAATAAGAAGGTTTTCCACTTCCCTTGATATAAGACTTAACACCCAAACGACACACAATATCTCTTATGCTACCGTCGTTCTTTATAAAACTTGCACTAAACAATTTGCCATCTGAATTTATAACTATGTTTTGTAGTTCTTCTAAACTTACCTGCAACATGTTTCTAACCCTCCAACTTCATATTTAATGTATTAGCAACTCTTTTTAAAAGTATCTGACAATAGTATCTTTCATCAGAGTTCATGCCATTGTTCATCATATCTTCTTTCCAAAAGTAATCTATCGCATCTTTGCACTTTTCATCACTTACTTTGTTTACATTAGGATATATTATCACTTGCTTCATCTTCAACCTCTTTTTTCTTTTTAAATTGATTCCAATTTATTCTACTCTTTTTACTTAACTCAACTTCACATATACTATCAACATTAGATAATAAGCGAATAAACAACTTCAACTCTTTACATACCTTTTGATTTTGTTTAGATGCTTTATAAGAAAAGAATTTTATATCTTCAATTCCAAACTTGTTATATTTATTGGTTTGTAAATACACATTTCTTTTCTTGGTTTGTGTTGGATGCAACCCAATCTGCATTAGATATTCTCTATGCCATTCAACTAATTGGATTGCTTCTCTTACCTCTCTCTTGTTAATAGTCATAATGTATACAATCTATATATAGGGGGGATACAAAGTCAATAAAAAAAGTGCTGCCAAGTGAAAAAAAGCTGCAAATAAGAGCTGCAATCATGTTTTTTAAAGTCAAAAATGTTCCATTATGAGAAACTAGGGAAATGAAATTTGAAAATTTTTTTGAAAATTGGCAAAAATTTGGGCAAAATTTGACGCATGAAAAAAATTTTTCAAGTTGCAGCTTTCACTAGATCAAAAAAAAATTTGAATTTCACTAAATCACATTTTGTGAAAATGATATTTTTGCAATTTTTAAATTTTGAATTTTTGATTTTTAAATTTTGAATTTTTGAATTTTGAAACATGAATTTGAATTGATCTAGAAAATCGATTCCTGATCAAACTCCAAAAAAGTGAAGGATCAAAATCCTTTAAGGATCTAGTGAATCAAAAAATGTGAATATTTATCAAAACCACCGTTTTTGTTGTGTTTGGCAAAAAATCAAGGCGTTAAAATGCCTTTAAAATCGATTTTCTTTTGATTAGATGAACATTTGTATTAATGATTTTTCATTGATTTTGATGGATTTTGATGGATTTGGCAAAAAATCAAGGCGTTAAAATGCCTTTAAAACGCTTTAAAATGCTTTTATGTGAACTTTGGTATTAGTGTTTTTTGGTGTTTTTGGTCTTTATTCATTGATTTTGGGCAAAAAAAATGCCCAACCAAATGAATGATTGAGCATCTTTTTTTGGCAATGTGAAGTTCTTACAACTTCATCTTCTTTTGATAGTCTTTAATTGTGAACAAGTTATTTTGCCATGATTGATAATCGTCTTCCAAATCACATGAATGATTGAGATTTGAAAACCATACACCATTTTGCCAACTTCCAACCTTTTCATTTGCAATGGTAAATTCCCCTTTTGAATTTAGGAAAATCAATTTGTTGCCATTACCAATGAAGCCTTCAATTAATTTAATATGTGATTTATTTTTTAAATTGAATTTCATTTGTTGCAAAATATCTTTGTTAAAATATCTTGTATCTGAAATGTCATCATCTGAATTGACATTGTGAATCACACCATTATGACAAAAAACATTCTTATTGTCAATCCTAAAAGGATGGCAATTAATCATCATGTCTTTTATTCCACTTGTTGCGATTCTCATATGAATCAAAAAGTTTGCATTATGATTTGCCATTGATTCCATCAAAGTATCAATGAACAAATCTTTTTCCAACGATTTGAACACATTCAATTTTCCTTTCATTGCAAATGCAAATCCACCACCATGTGAATTGGCATCCCAACAATCATTTAATGTTGCAACATCTATTGTTGCTTTTTTAGGCTTTAAAATTGCTATACACATTTTTACACCTTCCTTTCTTTTCTATCTTTTACTTTTTTATTGTATTTATCTTTGATTTGCTTTGTTGAATCATCAACTTCTTTTGCATTTTTGCATTTATCCATCCACAACCCAAATTCATTTTCCATTTCACTTGTATTGTCATTGTCAAAATCAAATTCCAAGTTTGGCTTTGCGATTGATAATTGCTTTGCAAAAGAAGTTGCTTGTTCAATTAATTCCATGATGTCATCATTGCAAACAATCGCATTGTAAATATTTACAAAGTGTTCATTTTCATGAATCCAATCCAAGAACATATCAAAACGCATTTTATCGATTGTGTGTTGTCTTGAATATTCCACCATTGCAAACACTAATTCCAAATGTCTACATGTTTTTGAAAAAGCATGTCCTTCATTATCAGTTGATGAAGAAGGCAATCTAAACTCTATCATTGCATTTTTATGAAATGCCATCCATGTCATTTTATCGCCTATCGCATTTCCATTAAAGATTTTAGATGCCAATTTTTTATTCATTGCCAATGAAGTCAATCCACGATTTATTTTTTCAACTTCTTCATCTCTAAAACCAAAAGGAATATCAATAGGACAATAATTATTCATATTGCTTCCTTCATCCCTTCTACCACTCAATTTCACTAATATTTCAACTGATGTTTGAGTAAGAACAAGAAAGTTCAAAATTTCATTTTCATCAACAAATGAATCTCTTGAAATGTTGATGTGAAATCCTAAATTGCTTCCAAAGATGTCTCTTGAATTTGCAAATTCAGAAACTTCTTCAATCATAGTTGCATATTTTTGATAGTAATCAAAACTCATCACATTGCTTCCAATCTCACTTCCTTTTGAATAGTAGTTGTCAATGCTTCCATCTCTCATGTTATCGCCAAACAAATTGAACAAATTCACATCTTTATTTTTAATGTGTCTATACAATGCAAATGCAATTTCATTTGTTGATAAATTTGGATTTTCAAATCCTAATTCCCACTCAAAGCCAAGAAATGTTTTTGTGTTTGTTGTCAAGTGATTCAATGATTTAATTGAATTAACATCAAACCCTTTTTCAACATCACAAAAGTAAACTTGATTCGGACTATGTCCAGATGGTCTTGATTTATTCAAACATTTACATCTTCTTTTGTAGTGTTCATTGCATGATTTACAAAAATGAATTTGTCTAAATCCTTTGCCAAAATTCAAAGGAACATACATTTCCAAATCATGAATGTGAAGGACTTCATTTCTCAACACAAAGTATTGCCCATCAGAATATTCAGTTGCATCTTGAAATGGCAACCAATCATGTGATGAATTGTATGAATTTGGATTTGAGAAAAATTCTCCTTCCCCCCAATCCAAAGTTGTGAATCTTACAACTTGGCTTTTGTCTCCTATACAAACAAGATTGTTGCTTGTTTGGTCATTGTCAAACAAAAATGCCTTTTCGAATTGTCCAACCTTTTCATCTTCATTGTATGTGTAATTGCCATACAAAAGAACATTTGTATTTCCAGTGTTATCAAGGGAATCTTGATACACAATGTCCTTCACTTTTTGAGCATCAAATGAATGTGATGGATTTTCATATATTTTGATTTTACTCATCTCTTTACCTCTATTTGTTTATTGTTAATATTGATAATTGAGAATTGAGCAATTATCCCAATTATCCCAAATGAAACGAAAAGCAAATATGAAGAAGTGAATCTTTCTATTTGTTCTTGATTCATTGTATTGAATCCAACTTCTATGATTACCAATACAACATCAGTTATGGAAAAAACCATACCAATGAAACACATGGCAAAAGATAGAATCAATGTATTTTTAAAAGTCGCTTTCATGATATTTTTACTCACTTTCATGGTGTCAAGTTTGCTTGACATCCATAGTTGGTTATTTTTCTTTGCTATCATGAAAACAATCTATTGAATTACCTATACAATATCAATACATATTATATATATGTGTCATAGTTGAAATCTTTGATTTCCTTTCTAATTACCTATACTAAGACAAAGATAGTTTGATTGTAATTTGTTGAAGTTTTAATTGTGAATATTTGTGATTTTTTTCACTTGTTCACCTCTCACTCATTTTTGACAAAATTCATACTGTGGAAGGGCTTCACTAGATCACAAAAAGCAATCATGTGTCAAAATCGTCAAATTGAAACATGCTATATTTTAGATATTTGGTAAGATGCCGGAAATACATGCAAAAAGCCCTGATCAAAATAAATGGCATAGGAGGGATAGAGCATTCCGATAGCAAGACATGTCGCATTCCACAAAAAAGGCAAATTAAAATTCGCAAGGTTGCACAAAACAATTCGCCTAAGTAAATTCAAACCATATGGCACATTCAGATAAGAAAAAAGCAATGCTCAAGCGTTATGGCTTAAAAAGCGTAAACAAGCCGAAAATGACACCTTCTCATCCAAAGAAGAAGGCAGTGGTTTTGGCATCAAGTGGACACGATTTAAAGCTGATAAGATTTGGAGCAAAAGGCTATGGACATAACTATAGTCCAGAGGCTCGTAAAAGCTTCAAAGCAAGACATGCAGCTAATATAAAAAAAGGCAGAATGTCGGCAGCATATTGGGCAGATAAGTTCTTATGGAGTGGTCCAAGTGGAAGGAAGCGACAACCAAGTAAAGGTCAAAAAAGGAAAGGATAATGTTTGAATACTGTCCCATGATTAAAGCCAAATGTAGTTTCGCAGCAATGCGTAAAGAAGTATTACATTGTGGATTGCAGACTGGGAATGCAGAGCAAACAAAAGTGATTAATATGTTTAAGTGTCCGAAAGATGATATTAAGAAAAAACGCAGGAGATAATATGAATATTATTATTAGCAAAATGCTTACTGGTGTATTAAGCGAAAAAGTTTTAGTCGCTGTATTACTTAAAGTTGGAGACTTCCTTGTAGCTAAATCTTCTAACAAACTTGATGATGAAGTTTGGGCAGAAGTTCGTAAAGCATTAAAAAAATAAGGAGATATGAATGCCCATTTATGAATATATGTGTAAGTGCAAGTGCAAAAAGATTGTCAGTACCATCATGAGTGTTAAAAATAGAAATAAAGATATAATACATCCTTGTGATGAATGTGGCAAAGTAAAAGCAAAGAGAATACTAAGTAAGCCATTAATTAAGGTCTATGATGGGCATTTCTCTGATTTCAAAGATAGTGATGTGTTAGGAGAGACAGAACTTTGAGAGGATTACGACCACAAGTCAAAAGACATACCAATGGAAAGAAAAAAACAAGGCAAGGGCGAGGGCATAATACCAAGTATGGAAATAAAATGTCTACCAAGTATTATAAAAAGAAAAAAAGAGGACAAGGATGAATCTTAATAAGAAACAAGCAGAGTTTGCTACTATCTATGTTAATAATCCAGATATGACTCTTGTTGATATTTCTAAAGAGATTGGAGTACATAGAAACACTATAACAAACTGGTTAAGCGATAAAGAGTTTGTTGAATCCTTGTATCAAACCTATATGCAGTCGTTTGGAGCAAAACTACCTTCTGTATTACAATCTATGTACAAAGAAGCCATTAATGGTAATGTTCAAGCAGGTAGATTAATATTAGAACACTCTGGTAAGCTTATTAAAAATGTTGAGGTTAAAGTAGAAAGTCCTTTTGAAAGATTTTTAGAAGGTCATAGAAAAATAGAGAATGTTATTGAGGTAGAAGAGGATATAACAGAACTCTTAGGAGAAAATAAAGAATCGCCAATAGAGAAGTTGAATAAACAGAAATCAGAATCCAAAAAACTACTAAGTCGTGCCAAGAAGGTTGGGTTAAAACCTTTAGGACCTGGTAGACACACGAAAACAAAAAGAAAAGAGTGGCTACAAAAGCTTGAGAAGCTTGAAGAAAAGAACTCTTAAGCATCTCCAAAAGAATCCAAAGATATATTATTTTCCTCTAAATATTCCATTAATTCCATATCCAAATGTATAGCGAGTATTTTGTGAGTTTCTGGATTAAAATATACTGCAGATTTAGGTTTTTCGCTTTTTGCTCTATTAGATAACATAAACCCAAGCAAATTGTTGTTGTGAACTGCTATTTGTTCAACATCTTCTATTTTTTCAAAAAGTTTATTTAATAATTCTTTTAATTTATCCAAGACTAATACTCCCAATAGGTTTTTTAATTATAATTTTGCCTTCTTTCAATTTACGCTTTACTGCAAACATAAAACTACGAAAACTTTTCTTTCCAGTATAATTTTTAGGCTCTCCAAACCAAATTCTTGCAGGAACTTTTTTGCCTTTTACTTTGAAAAAAGTTGATTTTCTGTTCATAGTTTTTCTTTCGCCACCTGGTATTTTTTCTTTTTTGCTTCTTGCTCTACCAACTGCACTAAAATTAGTTTGAATTGTTTGTTCTTGTAGATGATACTGTCCATAGTCAGCTCCCATTTGTATAAATCCATAAAAAGCTAACTTTCCTTGTCTGGTAGCCTTCTTAATCTTTAATCTGCCCATTCTTCCAGTTGCTACAAGTGGTCTATCTTTTGATTTTCTTGTTTGTCGTCTAATTTTTCTTACTTTTCTTGTAACTTCACTTATAGGAGCAAACATTTTACCAGTTACTGGACTTTTTGATGTTTTTAAGCCTTTCTCTATCTGTTTTTTGACTATTTCTATGTCATCATTGATTCTCTTTACCATAAGTTTTGGCAAAGCCTTTTTTAAAGGGTCAAAATCGAAATCAATCGTCAGAAACAACTTCATCTTCTTCTTCTTGTTGATTTTCTTCTACATTTTCGACTTTGGCTTCTTCATTTTCTTCTTCTTGCTCAAAATTACCTGCTAATAACTGATTTATCTCTTTATTTTGTGCAATTTGCTCTACTGCAGCCTCTAAATCTAAATCTTTGTTGTTTTTCATTAGAATGTGTGCTTGTGTAGTCAAATTGTTCTGTAAATCAAAGTTATTTTGAAGAATCATATCTTGAGTAGTCATTGGATACTCAACATCATAGAAATCTATCATAAAATCTTCTGTTTTTGGTAGTTTTATGCTATTATAAGACGCAATAGCCTCTTCTACCTTATACATCTTGTGTTCAAAGATACGAAACATCTCTTTATCGTCTTGATAGTCTTCCATTCTTTCAACATCCTTAATTTTTAAGGCAATACCAGAAGGAACTTCGCCTCCAGTATCAGAAAATGTGATATAAAGGTGGTTATTAAGGGCTACAAGCTCTAATTGTAGCTTTATATTCTCAATAACAGACTCAAGGTTGCCTTTTGGAGATACAATGTCAAAATTCCCATTTTCTCCAAGCATAAGAATCTCATTTGACCCTGCTCTTGCAATATTTTGGTCTGCAATAATACCAGAAGCAACTGGTTGTCCAAACATTTGGTATCTTAAACCTAATTGCATTTCTGTCATAGTGATATTAATATGTTCGTTAGCAGAAATAATGTCATTTGCTCCTTCAACAAAGAAAGAATCTATTTGGTCCTCTCTATGAAAGAAAACAAAAGGAAAAACTCCACTTTCATTAGCTATTTCTTCTAAGATATTACCTTCTTGGTCGTATTTTATATATCTTTTTTGGTCATAATAAGAATAAGTCATTTTATCGTTATTGTAAGCATCATCTACTGGCATAAAGTTAGGATAAGTAATTGCGTAAGGATTAAATACATCATTGTCGTCAAAAAAAGGCATAAAATAGTAAACTGGTACATATTCAAAGTATTTTTTGTCATCTTCTTCTTTATAAAACACTCCAACTGCTACAGTACCTAACAATTTTGTCATTTTTTCAATGTGTTTCATCTTTACATTCTTTTTCATAGTCATATCTTCGTAAACACCTTTAGGGCTTCTTTTAGCTCCTACAGTATATAGCCTTGACATCTTATTAATAAATTTCTTTGTAATGTTTGCAGAATACTGAGGTATTTCTCTAAATGCGTCTGTATCAAAATAGTTTTCTATGTATTTATTAGTTTCTGTTCCAGTGTAATAATCTAAATACTTAATTACTTCTTCTCTTTTATTAGAAACTGACTGAAGTTTAAATTCTTTTAAAGACTTTTTTATAATCTCTTGAGGCGTTAATATCATCTTGCAATCCTTATTAATTCGTTGTTTACCATTGGGAAACGATTAGTTATAAAATATCTAAACGCATCACAACCATGTTCATAAAACCCATCTTTAATTGGGTCATTAGATAAAGTTCTACCTTCTACTTCTTCTGGATAGCGGTAGTTTTCAAAATCTTCTATAATTCCAGTACATTTATCAGATACTGATATTTTTCTGTCTCCAGAAGCAGATTCAAAGAATCCTCTGACATAACTTACAGAAGATGCAATGTTTCTACTTGCTTTATCAGTCCTAAATCTAACATTAATACCGGAATTTTTAAAGATTTCTATATCTCCCATCCCAGTTTGCCCTTGTACATTGTATCCAGCTGGGTCTCCATAGTATCGAAGGATAGGATAATTTTTATCTAAAATCATTTGTGCTAATGTTTCTGTAGCAACATTTTTCTTATGTATAATTTCGTCAATTATATTTATATACCAAACACCATTATTTCTATATGTTTGTAAAAACACAACTGCTGGCATTCTATAGCCAAAGTCAATAGTGCAATAAGTTGGAAGATGTGGTTGGTACTCAACCTTTTTAACATCTAAGTCTCTATCAAATGGATATACCTTACCTTGAAATGATGCAAACTTCGCTCCATACTCTTGGTCAAATATTTCTTTTGATAAATTTCTTTTTCTTTCTTGTAGAAACTCGTCATTAATACCATCTGGGAACGCATGGTAGTTTTCCCAACTTGGAGATGATGTTGAATACCACTTAGGGTCTTGTTTACCTAATAAATATAAATCATAAATCCAGTTATATCCATTTGGAGTAGTAATAAAAATAGCTTTACCTTTCTTGTCAGATAAGGTTGGAGATAAATACATATCCCAAATCTTTCTTGGCATTTTTGCAGCTTCGTCAATAATAACCAAGTCTAATCCCTCCCCAAGCAAAGAAGATGGATTGTCTGCAGACATTCCTTCTACTGTACTCCCCCAAGCAAATCTTATATACTGTTCTTTTTCAGATGCAGCAACAATATCTTTCTTGTTTCCCTTAACCATGTTTGCATATACTTCACGAAACATAAGTCTTGATTTCTTATATGATAATCCAACAAGCCAAATCTTTTTATTTGGTTGTGCAGCATAAAATTCTGCTTCACGATACGCCGCGGTAGTCTTTCCATATCTTCTACCACAGATGTTTACAAAGAAGGAAGCGTTTGGATTTTCTGGATAGTGCATCTTTTCTTGTCCTGGATGCGGCTCGTAACCCATATATTCAAACCATTTCTTCTTAAATTGATATTCTTTTGGAACTTTATTCATATAAGTTGTAAAATTAACATATAAAATTTACATTTTATATTAATAATATATCCACAAAAGGAGTAAAAATGGAAGAAAATATAAAAATAGAAGCCCAAGAGGATGGCGTTAAAGAGCCTCAAGACACTAAAGTCGTAGAAAAAGACAATAGCGTACCATTTTCTCGCTTTAATGAAGTCATAGCAGAACGAAATAAACTTCGTGAAAATATGGAATCATTAAACAAAGAGAAAGAACTGGCAAGAGCAGAGAAACTTGAAAAAGATGGAGAGTATCAAACTTTGCTTGCGGAGGAACGACAAAAGGCTAAAGAGTTAGAAGAAAAATATAATTCTACTAATGAAACCTTAACCCGCTATGAGACAGATGAAAAAAATCGTCTGCTTAATAAGTTGCCAGAAGATAGAAGAGAAAAATACGAATCAGTCGATATTTCAACATTAAGAAATATGGTAGAGGACTTTGGAGAACAACCCAAGCCAAATGTGAAACAAGCAGAGGCAGGGCTACAAAGAAAGAATCTATCAGAAAATCCTTTTAAGGATTTAAATCAAGATGAAAGGAAATCAAACTGGTCAGATGTTTTAAACTCTTATAAGAAAAATTAATTTTAAATTCTAAGGAGAATTAAAAATGGCAAGTGGAAATGTTACCCCAACAACAGCGGCAGTGTTTATCCCAGAAATGTGGAGAGACGCTATCCTAAATTATGCCGAGAGAAACTTTAGATTAAGAAATCAAGTTACTGACTTCTCATCTATGTTATCTCAAGGTGGAGATATTTTACATATCCCAAGAGTAACTGAAGAATCAGCGGTTGCAAAATCAGCTGGTACTGCGGTTACATACGCAAACGAAACAGATGTAGAAACTCAATTAACAGTAGACCAACACTGGTATAATGCTAAGAGAATTGACGACATTGTTCGTGTGCAAGAGTCAGCAGACTTATTCAATCAATATACAAGAGCTATGGGCTATGCTTTAGCTAAAAAAGTAGAAGCATATATTGCTGGTATTATTCAATCAGCATCACAAAATGATGTTACTTTAGCTACAGACAATGTATTTACTACAGCTCTTTTAAGAAGTGGATTACAAAAACTTCTTGATGGAAACCATGACTATGCAGATGGAGGACACTATTTATACGCTTCTCCTGCAGCATATATGTCTCTTTTAAGCTTAGGCGATTTTGCAGAAGCTCATAAGAGAGGAGATGGCGAAAATCCATTAGCAAGCGGTATGATTATGAAAGCATACGGCTTAAATCTATTCTCAAGCACAGATTGGGATGATGATGGTGGTACTGGAGACGAAACAGCGTCAATCTTCAATAGAGATTCAATTTATTATGCTCAACAGATTTCACCTCGTGTGCAATCCGAGTATGATATTGACCATCTTGCAACTTCAGTTGTTGCAGATACTCTGTTTGGAGCTTGTTTAGCGAAAGCAGCTAATGATGCTACAGCGGGAATTGTAAACTTTGCAAACCCATCATAATAGTTAATTTGGGGAGCTTTATGCTCCCCATAACTATAAGGAGAAAGTATGGCTAATTATATATCATCACATAATGGTGGAACGATTGATTCTGCAGTAACGAAAGTAGATAGTAGTGGAGTAACACAATCTGACTTAACAAAGTTAAATGGTGTTACTGCAAGTGCGTCTGAAATAAATATTACAGATGGATTAACTGCTACTACATCAGAGCTAAATCAATTAGATGATAAGACAGTAGGAGGAACAAATAATGACGACATTGTAGATGTCGCATCAAGTCAAGCATTAGACAATAAAACCCTTGAGGGTGGAACTTATACATAATTAGGAGAATAAAATGGCTAATATAGTCCAAATTAAAAGACATAGTAGTAACTCTACAGACGCAGCTCCAGGAACTTTAGTTAGTGGAGAGTTGGCATTAAACCAGGCAGGTAAAAAATTATTCATTGGTAGACATAACAATAGTAGTGTTGAAGTATTTCACTTACCTACTTTGGAAGATTTAAGTGCAGGTAATGGTATTTCTAAAACTGCAGCATCTGGTAATGCTAATGATAACTCTCAAACTCTTGCAGTAGATTTAACTGACTCAAACATCTTTGCTTCAACGAGTGCAAAAGGTATTGCATCTTTTTCAAGCGATAACTTTGATGTAAGTAGTGGAGTAGTAACTATTAAAACTGGTGGTGTTGTAACTGCAGAAATTGCAGCTGACGCTATAACTGGAGCAAAACTTGCAGATGACGCTATTGATAGCGAACACTACACTGATGGCTCTATTGACACTGCTCACATTGCAGATGACCAAGTAACTGCTGCTAAAATAGTAGATAATATTGCTTTAGCAGGTAATTGTAGTTCAACTGGTAACTTTACTGTAGGTGGCAATCTTACTGTTAATGGTACTACAACTACTGTAAACTCTACAACAACGACTTTAGATGACCCTATTATTACACTGGGTGGAGATTCTGCTCCAGGAAGTGATGATAATAAAGACAGAGGTGTTGAATTTAGATACCATACTGGTAGTGCGGCTAAAGTTGGATTCTTTGGATATGATGATAGTGATGGATTGTTTAAATATATTCCAGACGCATCAAATTCAAGTGAAGTGTTTAGTGGTAGTTTAGGTGGAGCTACTTTTAGCACACTTACTCTTACTGGAGCTTTAGATGGAGCTACTGTAGATGGTGGCACTTATTAATATTTAGGAGAAAACTATGGCGAATACCATTAAGATTAAAGCTGGTAGTGGTACACCTACTACCAGTGATATTACAGATAAAGAATTAGCGTTTGACAGAAGTGCTGATAAATTATATATCAATGATAATGGCAGTATTGTAGATTTAAGTGGTAGTGCTTCATTGGATACTGAAGCGGTCCAAGACATAGTGGGAGCTATGTTTAGTAGCAATACAGAAACAAGAATTACCGCTACTTATCAAGATTCAGATGGAACTATTGATTTAGTTGTAGATGATTTAGATACTGACACTCAACTTACTACAGAAAATGTTCAAGATATTGTTGGAGCTATGTTTACCTCTAACACCGAAACACGCATCAGTGCTTCATACCAAGATGGAGATGGAACTATTGACTTGGTAGTTGATGATATGACTGCTAACGACAACACTCAATTATCTACTGAGCAAGTCCAAGATATAGTAGGGGCTATGTTCTCAAGCAACACCGAAACTCGTATTAGTGCCACTTATGAAGATGGCGATGGTACAATAGACCTTGTAGTTGATGACATGACTGCAAATGATAATACACAATTATCAACTGAACAAGTACAGGACATCGTAGGAGCAATGTTCTCATCAAATACTGAAACAAGAATTGCAGCTACCTATCAGGATGGAGATGGTACAATAGATTTAGTCGTAGACGATATGACTGCCAACACTCAACTAACTTTAAAAGACGAAGACAATATGGCTTCTAATAGTGCAACAGCGGCAGCATCACAACAAAGTATTAAAGCGTATGTAGACGCAGAAGTAGCTGGTATTGTTAATTCAGCACCAAGTGCTTTAAATACATTAGACGAATTAGCAGCAGCTTTAGGAGATGATGCTAACTTCGCAACAACAACATCTACTTCATTAGGCAATAGACTAAGAGTAGATACAGCTTCACAAGGATTAACTGGCACACAACAAGCCAATGCGATTACTAACTTAGGTATTACTGCTACCAAAGCAGAATTAAATTATGTAGACGGAGTAACTTCTAATATTCAAACGCAGTTAGACGCAACACTTGATACAGCAGGAACTGGTATAGATATATCAAGCACTACTATAAGTGTAGATGTATCAGACTTTATGTCTAATGGTAGCAATAACAGAATTGTAACTGCTACTGGAACAGACGCTATGAACGCAGAAGCCAATCTTACTTTTAATGGTCATTTATTAACAGTAAGTGGAGACAATGCCAATGGTATAAATATGGATGCAGACGGAAGTACTACATCAAATTCAGAAAGAATATTTTTTACTGGTACATCTACAAGTGCAATATTCCAATCTGGTAGTGTGTTAAGTTTTAGAACTGGAGCAACAGCAGGTAGTTCAAGTGGTACTGAGCGTATGCACATTGATACAAGTGGAGCAAGTGTTGTAGGAGATTTAGCAGTTTCTGGTAATTCAGTATTACAATATGGATTAGTAGTTAATGAAGGAAGCCATGATGCAGACTTTAGGGTAGAATCTAATGGACAAGCTAATATGCTTAAAGTTGATGCTGGTAACAATTATGTTGGTATCGCAGCTGGTACTCCATACGAAAGACTATATGTAGAGTGTGAGGATACAACAAGTCCAGGTATTGTATCTAATCCAGCAGCAACTAATGGAGCAGTAGCTTATGCTATTGGTTATGGAGATGCTAATAAAGATTATTTAAATACTTGGGGTATGGCATATTCATCTGGAGCAAATGTATTTGGATATGGAGTAAAACCAAAAACAGATGCAGATGAACAATTTATTAATAGTGCTGACAATTCAAACTTTACAAGAGGAGCATTATACTTTGATAATGAATTAAAGTTCTTCAATGCTGGAGCAACTACTGGTACTATTGATACAGCTATCACAATGACTGAAAGATTTAAAATAGATAGTTCTGGTAATTTAACATTATCTGGAACAGTAGACGGAAGAGATATTGCTTCTGACGGAAGCAAACTTGACGGAATAGCAAGTGGAGCTACTGCTAACACTGGAGATATTACTGCAGTTGTAGCTGGTACAAATTTAACTGGTGGCTCAAATTCTGGTAGTGCTACTTTAAATATGGCTACTTTTTCTTCCAACATTGCTTGGAATGACGGTGTAAATATAACAGTAGCTGGAGAATCAAGTTTTGATGTATCTGGTAGTGGTGTATTTCAAATATGGGATTCTGGAGCAGGAGCGCCATTTATTATGTGTGATGTAGGACAAAGAACAGAAATTGGAAGTGCTGGAAGTAGAGGAGTATTAGTACACGGAGAAATAGAAGGGTCGTCTTTAGATATATCTGGAAATATTGATGTAGACGGAACTACTAATTTAGATAACACAGATATAGACGGAACTCTTAATGTTTCTGGTGTTTTTGATGTAGATGATATACACGGAAGAAGTAATGGTACAAACAGATTAGTATTAGATGATGATACAAATTCAGCAGTTGCTAATGGAGTATCATTAACTGGTGTAAATCATGTTTATTTATGTCCAGATGAAACTAACAATGGTACTGGAGAAGTAAGAGTTATTACTGGTACTGATAATGATTTAGATAGTGGCACAGCAGATGCAGTTGCAAAAATTACAAATGCTGGAGAAGCACATTTTAAAGGAGATGTTGTAGCGTTTAGTAGTTCTCCATCTGATAGACAATTAAAAGAAAACATTTCTACGATAGAAAATGGACTTGATAAAGTAATGAAATTAAGAGGTGTTGAGTTTGACTGGACTGCTACATCAAGAAAAGGACAACACGATATTGGATTAATTGCACAAGAAGTTGAAGAAGTATTACCAGAAGTAGTTTCTGTGAAAACTTTAAGAGTTGGAGAGTTTGGGCGTGACGGAGATGAAAAAGACTTCAAAACAGTAAACTATGAAAAAATGGTTGGTGTATTAGTAGAAGCTGTAAAAGAACTTAAAGCAGAAATAGAGGAACTTAAGAAATGATAGCTTATGTTATTAGATTAATAAATCGCATAAGAGGTAGGAAATGACACTTACTTCTTCTGGACAAATAAGCATTAGTGATATTAATGGAGAGTTTGGTAGAAGTGGTACAACTGCTAATAGTTCATTAGAAGATTTATCTGATGGTACTGTTGCAACTATAAATACTGCGAACGATAGTGCAGATAGACCAGATGGCTCTGCTCCACATAATATGACAGAGTTTTATAGTTATGACCACGATTTGGCAAGTACATCATTTAGTATGACAGATAATACAAATGCTAATATTGTTGGATTCCCAGG